CAATCAAAGAATTGCAAGGCGCTGAATCTGAAGTTGATGCCGCTAAAGCAATCAATACACTGGCTGAACTTAACGCTAGGAAAGTATCTGACGCACAAAAATCAATTGAAAGACGCAGGGTTAATGCTGGCGCTAAATTGCCTGAAGTTCCAATCGAAACATTGAGATTTGAGCCACAGACATTTACACAACGAGATGTTGACGCATTTTTGAAGAATCCAAAGTATCCATCAGGAAGTGTTTTTGTTGACCCCAAAGGGACTAGAAGGGTGAAGCCATAATGACTGACTACACAAAATTACCTTTAGCTGAAGGTGAAGCTAGAACTTCAGTATTTCAAGAAAACACCCAATATTCACCCCTTGCTGAATCAGCAAGGGCATTTGGTCAAGGTTTAACCTTTGGCACTTTAGATGAACTTGAAGCCGCATTGCGTACAGGTTCTATTAGTGGTGCTGACTATGAGCGTCAGCGAAATCAATTGCGTGAACAACAAAAGCAGTTTGGTGAAGATATGCCACTGGTTAAGACTCCATTGGAGTTGGCTGGTGGTATTGCTTTACCTTTTGGTGCAGCCCGTCAAGTTGCAAAGTTAGCACCCGAAGCGCAAGCATTGGTTACAGGTACAACATTAACGGGTCAGGCGGGTCGTGGTACTGCTGTTGGTGCTACTACTGGTGCTTTATCAGGGTACGGGTATTCTGAGAAAGATGCTTTTTCTGACACTGTTATGGGTGGTATTTTGGGTGGTATTTTGGGCGGTACTGTCCCTATTGTTATTGATAAGGCTGGCTCGTTAATCAAGAATGTGCTTAACGCATCAGGCATTGGTGACCAAGCAACTGCATCATCAAAGATGCTTGCCAACTACTTGGACAAGGACAATCTATCTCCTCAAGAGGCTTTTGACGCATTAGAAGAATTACGCCGCATTGGTGTTCCTAATCCCGTCATTGCTGACTTGGGCAAGAACCTGAATGATCTAGCCTATAACGCATACATTGTCCAATCCAAAGCCAAGGGTACTACTGCAAATTTCCTTGAAAGCAGATTGATTGACCAACCAAATGATATTGTTCAGGGTTTGGTTGAAAAGGCAGGATTAGCTAAGAATGTTAATGGCTATGAGTATTTGACTGCACTTGCTGAGAACCAAGCAAGTAAGGCTAATGCTGCTTATCCAAATGCTTATAGACTTGACATTGATGCAAGACCATTTAGGACTTATGTTGATAGACCAGTATTTATTCAGGCATACAAAGAGGCTGAAAGACGTGCCTCTGTTAAGGGTGAAACATTACCCTCTCTTGATTCAATTCGTAATGCCCAATCTGTACCAACAGATATTTTGCATAAAATTAAGATGGGGTTAGATGACCTTATTGAAAAAGAAACAGATGCTGTAACAACCAAAGTAACTCGTTATGGTCGTGATCTTATAAATGTCAAAAATGAATTCAATGACAAGATCAAATCATTGAATGGTGATTATGCAAAAGCTAATTCTGAATTTGCTGATGATGAAAGAATTAGAAAATCATTTCAGATGGGTCAGAAGTATCAGCAATTAGACACTAAGGAAGCTGTTGCCAATATCAAGAAAATGAATGCTGATGAAAAGGAAGCATTCAGACTTGGCATGATGGCAGACATAAACAAACGTGTTGATAGATTTAAAAGCGGTGACTTTACTAGAGAAGTTTTTAAGTCAAACAATCAAAAATTGCTTATTCGTAATGCCTTTAGTGACACTCTGGATGCCAATGGCAATGTGATTAAGTCAGCACAAGATGCCTATACAGATTTCTCTCAGTACATTAAAGGTCTTGAGCAACAAAGCAAGACAGCTAAAAAGATTATTGGCGGTTCACCTAGTGGTGAGCGTTTATCTACTCAAGCTCAAGCTAGTGAATTAGGAAGCATCACGCAAAGCCTTTCAACTGGTGATTTAACTGGCACAGCATTGGGCTTGCTGAAGAATGCGTTAGCCAGATCAAGAGGCATTAGCGGTGAAACATCAGAAGCATTGCAAAAGCGTTTGTTTACCACAGACCCTATTGAGCAAAGAGCGGTGCTAGATGAGTTGAATCGCAGGGCAAGGAAGAAGCCTACGGGCTTGCTATCTGGTGCGGCTGCTCTTGGCACTGCCACAGGCATCTTAGGAGACTGAAATTGATCCAATCAGTATTTGTCTTCTTGCGGCTGGCTTGGTCAAAAACATCCAAGCTGGCTGTGAACTCTATAAGCAAGCTAAAGAGTCTTTTGTCGAAATCAGGAACACTGCTAATGAAGTTGTCGCTATTGGCAAAGAGGTCAAAGGATTTTGGGGTTCATTGCGTAAACTATTTGGCGGTAGTCCCAAGCCTGAAACTGCAAAGTCTGTGGCTAAAGCTAAAAAGTCTGAGTATAAAAATGTCGATGAAACTGAAGTCAAAACCGAAATTGTAAAAAATTTAAGTGAGTTCTTCAAGCTGCAATCTATGCTTGAGGAACACATAAGGGAAGCTGAAGAAAAGGCTAGGACTGTAGTTTTTGCTGATGATGTGAACTTGATGGAAGAAGCCCTAAACAGGGTTTTGGCGCAACAAGAGATGGAGAGGTTGGTAGTTCAGATCAGAGAGTGCATGGTCTATCAGTCGCCCCCTGAGATGGGTGCTTTGTATTCTGAAGTGTTCAGCATGAGAGACATCATTGCGGCAGAGCAAGCAAAAGCAAGGAAAATGCGGGATGCAGAAGCATGGCAACGAAAGCAAAGGGAGCGTCTTCTAGCCGAAAAGCAAGTGTATCTAATGGTGAGTATCCTTTGCCTCCTATATACATGGCTTCTGATAGCGTTCATAAGCAAGATTGGGAGAACGTAGTGGGATGGATTGCCTGTTGTGTTCTCGTAATATTGCTGTTACCCATAATGGGTATCATTCTGCTAGAAACGCTAGAGGCAAAGCATCAGGTCAACCAACAGATAGAGAAGGTTGAGAAGCTAAGACGCAAAGTCGAGAACTCTGAAAGGAAGAATCGTGATAAAGAGCCTAGCAATAATTCTGACAATTCTGTTTCTGACAGGTTGTGATGACAGATACCGCTACAAGTGCCAAGACCCATTGAATTGGAATGAGCCTGATTGCAAACCCCCAATCTGTACCGCATCTGGTACTTGTCCTGAGTTTTTAGTAACACCTGAAAAGGAGAAAAAGTAATGGCTACCATTGGATACAAACCTAATAATCGCCTGACAGCAGATGAGATTGAGGTCAGAGTATGGGCATTCGTTATCGTAGTCTTGGTGAGCATTCTGTTGGCTTCTATGGGTATGTTTCTGTACTCAGTTTCGTTTGTTCAACAGCCAATGAACGGCAGTATGGCGGCGATTGACAAGGTGTATACACAGCAGATTAGCACCATCATGGTGTTCATCACTGGTGTTTTGGGTGGTGTAGCTGGTAGGTCTGGAGTTAAGGCGATAGCTAATGCGAGTGCCAAGGCTGAAGCTAATGACAACGATGAACCCCCAAAGCCATGAGCCTGTTTAATCCTTGGGTGCTGTTGGGCATCCTGATGGCGGTACTGTCTGCTGCTGGCGGTGGGTACTTTAAGGGTCAGCATGACGAGAATACCCGCCAGCAAGTAGAAATAGCCGCCTTGAATGCCAAGGCAAGAGAGACTGAGCAAAACATGGTAAAGGTAGCAAATACCTATGCTGAAACTTTAAGGAAGTCACAGAATGCTGCTAGAACTAAAGAAACTAAGTTACGGGCTGATGTTGCCTCTGGTGCTTTGCGCCTGTCAATCCCCACCCAAAGCCCCGTATGTTCCCCCTCAGTTACCCCCGTTACCGCTGGAGATAACAGCGGAGAGACACGAACCGAACTTAGTGGACAGGTTAGTGAAACTCTTATCGCCATCGCCTCAGAAGGAGATGCCGCCATCCGAAAACTCAACCAATGTATCCAAACCTACGAAACCCTGAAAGGAATGAAATGAACCTCTCTGCAAACTTTACCCTCAAAGAACTAACCAAGTCCGATACAGCCACTAGATTGGGTCTGGACAATACCCCTGATGATGAGGCTTTAGAGAACTTGAAGACTTTATGCGAAATGGTGCTTCAACCTGTGCGTGAGCATTTTGGTAAGTCTGTGACTGTTAACTCAGGTTATCGCAGTCCTGAGTCAAATGCCGCTGTTGGCGGGTCTAAGACTTCAGACCATTGCAAGGGTCAAGCTGCTGATATTGAGATTGCTGGCGTTGCCAATGCTGATCTTGCCCAATGGATTATGGACAATTTGGACTATACACAGTTAATCTTAGAGTTCTACACACAAGGTATCCCTGATTCAGGTTGGGTACACGTTTCCTATGACCCTAATAACCTCAAGAAGCAAGAACTCACCGCCGTTAAGGTTGCGGGGAAGACTCAGTATCTCCAAGGATTACAGGCTTAATTAGTCGCCTACAAAAGTGTTTAGGGGTGAGGTGTTCGTACAAGATCACCTCACCACACTTGTCGCATAACCAAGCTACGCCATGATCTACAGTGGTCTTCTTAGACCCATGCTGACCATGCTGCTTGCCGTAGAAGGTTCTTATCTTACGAATCATTTACTAAGTTTAGCCCTTGAATAGATGGTAATTTGCTGCTTGGATTCAAGCCCAATTTTAGCTTGTGCAGCCTGACCCCATGCCCTACCCTGCGCTATCTGGCGCATCTCCTTATCTCTTGTCCAGATTGAGGGAGTGCCATCTTTCCAATCGAATACAGTCTTTGGCTTATTCATTCGTTAATCCTGTGGTGGTGTGCAAGTGTGAATGGTGGTCAAGTCTTTTGTGCGTTTACCGCATCGTGGGCAGAAGTTTTGCTCTGTACGCTGTTGCTCAGTAAAACCTACCAAAGGGCGAGGTGGAACATTAGGAGTTTTTTCAAACATCCAATCAGGTATATCAGTAGTCATTTCTTCATCTCCTTAATCTCTTTCTGAATCCCTGCACTCATTTGCAGGAATAGTCTCAAAAACTTAACCCCGCCCAATCTGACGTATTCGGCATATTCGGATTGGGTGAGGCGCAAATTAACAGCCCTACCCTGCTCTGTCTTCTCTTTCATGATTTCATGTTCCTGATGTAAATAGTCAAGCCATCAATCGTGTCTTTCCCAAAGCCAGTTAGCTTCTCAACCTCTTTGGCTACTTCTTCAATGACTTGATTGCGGTATGGGTTTTTGGATATGGCAGCTTGTACGGCACGTTTGCGCCACATACTCTGCTTCTCAATCTCGTTGAATGCCTCATCTTCATCTGTCATAGTATTCACCCCTTAACTCAGCAATGATGTTGTTTAGCCTGTGGATGCGTTTCTCGTTGTACCCGACAATTGATTGAGCGTATTCAACAGCACTCTCACCCTGCATCTTTAAATGTTGCGCCTCAATAAGTTCCTTTTCGGCTACTTCCAAAGGGGTCTTGGCTCTGAGTAAATCCTTAACGTACTTGATAGTCAATTCTCTCCATCCCATACTTTTTCCTTTTCTTTATTTGAGTCGCAAGAATCACTCGTTCAATCTTCTTGCACATATAGCGGTTGTCAGGTGTTCTCACCCAATCGCAAACTGGACACTTCACTACTCGTCTTGTTCCTTGTTTAGTAGGTACAAAACAAACCCTATGCAGACGCAAATTCCCAATGCGAACCCTGAAATCCCCATTACGGCTACCCACATGACTGTTTCCCACATTAGTCTTCTCCTTTGGTTTGTAATCCAATGAATCAAAGTACATCAGAGACACGGCACAAGCAGCAGCAATGACAAACTTGACAAGGGTATTCATTTGCTCTCAGCCGCAAGCAAGTCGAGTTCAAGGGACTTCATCTGCTCCTTGATGATGGTCATTTCCTGTTCCATCAGGTCAATTTTCTTCTCAAGACGTTTCCTAGTCATAGTCTCCGCATGAGTCCAGCCGATAGCAACGGCATCATTGGCAACCTTATCAATGAGTTGAATAATCTCGTTGCGGCTCATAAAGCCGCCAGCAATGCCTTTAGCTGGCGCTATGCGGTTTATCAGTTCTGTGATTTCTAATGCGATGCTCATGCTGTTTCTCCTTGAGGTTGTGGGGTATGCCATGCTGACTGCAAGGCGGTGAAGTTCATAGGCTCAACTGTGACTGTGGACAGGAACAGACCCTTACCATGCAGCTTGCGCCCCCAATCGTCTGTAGCCTTGGTATTGGTCAACTCCTTACGCTTAACAGCGTTGTAGACGTTTGTAGGCTTGTAGCCAGCCTCTACCAGTTCATCCATAGTGCGAGGCTCTTGGCAGAAGTCTTGAAGGTCGGTCATGATGACCACCATGAAGCCAAGAGGACTGCAAAGCCAATGCCGATTGCAATGG